GGTAAACTTTGGATATATCTGCAACATTATTGCAGGTAGTGGTAGTGGTAAATCAAGTCTAATTAATCAGTGTGTAAAATATTGGATGACTGATCTGGATATGAATGTTGGTGTTGTCTCATTGGAAGCAGAAGCTGGGGAGTTTGCTGAGAATCTTCTAAGTCATGAAATGGGTAAAAAGATTGCTCTAATCAAGGACAAAGAAGAACGTATCGGTTTCGTAGAGTCACAAGAAGCCCAAGAAGCAGCATACAATATGTTTCATCGTCCAGATGGAAGTAGTCGATTGTTTCTACTAGACGATCGTGGTGACTTCTCAATGCTTCAAGAGAAGATTGAAGAACTAATTATTGCTTGCAATTGCAAGATCATTGTGATTGACGTGATTTCTGACATTCTGATGCCAATGCCCCTTGATGAGGTTGAAAAATGGATGGGTTGGACAAAACGTATTGTAAAGCAATACAATTGTATCTTCTTCCATGTATCCCATGTCCGTAAGGCTGGTGGAGGGGAGAAGACAGCATCGTCAGGGGCATTCTTAACTGAAGAATCTACAATTGGTAGTGGTAGTCAGTTCCGCTCTGCTGGTGTTAATATTGCACTACAACGGGATAAGAACAATGAAGATGAGGTTGTTCGTAACACAACATCTGTGCATATTTTGAAATCACGAGCTACGGGTTGGACAGGTAAGGCTTGTGAATTGTACTATGATTCAGAGTCTCATACATTGTGGGATAAGGATGAATATTTTAGTTCTCGCGGAGGTGTGTTCCAATGAAAAATATCTTAGCAACTATTGTTTTAGCTGTTGCATTGTCTCCTATTATTGGCTACAATGTATACAAATATCGTTGTAAGCAACGACAAACGTTTGAACAACATTAAGGAGAAGCAAATGAAAAAGACTTACATTGATGTCACTAAGTATGCAAACAACTATGGCCTAACTCTGGATCAGGCACATGAAGAAATTCAACCCATGTTGTTTGAATATGACTTTAATTGGGCGGATCCTTCCTATGATCGAAAAGTTTCCTTGACATGCTCAGAGTATCTTGAATTGAACATGGACAGTGAGATGACAATTACACAAACATACAGTGAGACGTTCATTGAAGCAGATTATGATGTAGAATGGGTGTTGGAGCGTAATATTGAATTTGTCTATGAGTATCGCAATATTATCAATGAGCCTGAGTATGTGGAAATCAATGGTAAGAGGTACGATAAGTCTAAGCTGGAGCAAGCATTAGCTATGCTGGAAGAAGCAGATGAAACAATCTATTGATTGTAAGTATTGTGGGAAGCAACTCAAGGATGCAAAGAGTTGCTTCTGTTGTAGTGAATGTGCTAGGCTTTGGTGGGCTAGAATGAATTTCAAATAGGAGATAAGATGAAGTGGATATACGATCTCGAAACATACCCTAACTGCTTTAGTTTTGCTATCATTCGTGAGGATGGTAAACATGCTGTTACGTATGAAGTTAGCACACGTAAAAATCAAATCGATAAAGTGTTTGCTTGCTTAGATTACTTGGCGAAGCAAGGGGATTACTTGGTGGGATTCAATTCACTTAACTTCGACTATCCTGTTTTGCACAAGGTAATTCTGTTACGTAACAATAATAAACTCCCCTCTCGTGGGGAGAATTTAGCTATGAAAGTGTATCAGTTTGCACAAGAACAAATTGAAAGTATGAAGGGTGAGTTTGCGTCAACTGTCCCTGTTGAAGAACATTATGTAAAGCAAATTGATTTGTTCAAGATTCATCATTTTGATAACAAGGCTAAATCCACTAGCTTGAAGATGCTTGAGTTTAATATGCGAGCAAGTAACATATCTGACCTTCCTTTCCCTGTGGGAAAGCATTTAACATCGGATGAAATTGATGTATTACTACATTATAACTCTCATGACGTTAAGATGACATTGGAGTTTTACAAAAAGACAATTCCAATGATTGAGTTTCGTGAACAACTTACTAATAAATACAATCGTAATTTCATGAATCACAATGATACAAAGATTGGTAAAGATTATTTTATCATGCGTCTTGAGGAAGAAGGTATTCCTGTATACATTAAAGATAATCATGGGCGGAGGAAAGCTAATCACACAAAACGTAGCATGATTAAAATCAAAGATTGCTTATTCGATTATTATGATTTCAAACGTCCTGAGTTTATAGCAGTTCACGAATGGTTTAAGAGGCAGGTTATTACTGAAACTAAAGGTGTGTTTAGTGATATTGAAGAACACTTACTTGGTGATGTAGCAAAGTATGCTGAGATGGTTGTGAAACGTAAGAAGTTTTCCAAAGAGCCAAATAAGACTGAATATGACCAATTCAAGCGTGAACATCCTTGTGGATGGGTGGAACGTATTGAACTGAAAGCGAAGAAGAAAGGTGAACCTCAGTATTCTTATTGGGGTATGTGGAAGGTTGCTGAAACTCTAAATGTTGTTATTGATGGATTCAGGTTTGACTTTGGTGTAGGTGGAATTCACGGTAGTCTTAGTGAGAAGGTTGCTAAAGCAAATAACACATACATGATTATTGATGCTGATGTTAGTTCGATGTATCCTAACATTGCCATCTCAAATAGAGTATTCCCTAAACACCTGACGGACAAGTTTTGTGACATTTACAAAGATATGTACGAACAGCGTAAGTCGTACAAAAAGGGAACTCCAGAAAATGCAATGCTCAAGCTTGCACTCAACGGAACTTATGGGGAATCCAATAACCCATTTGGAGTGTTTTACGATCCTCAGTTTACAATGTACATCACAGTAAACGGGCAGTTATCGTTGTGTTTACTTGCAGAAAAGTTGATGCAACTGAAAGGTATGAAGATTGCTCAAGTTAATACAGATGGTGTCACCGTTGCAATCAAACGAAAAGACAGAGAACAATATGATACAATCTGCAAGCAATGGGAACAACAGGTTGGGTTACAACTGGAATATGCTGAGTATGAAACAATGTGGATACGCGACGTAAACAATTACATAGCTGAATACACAAATGGTAAAGTAAAGCGTAAAGGTGCATATCAATATGAAGATTTAGGGTTTCATCAGAATCAATCTTCTTTGGTAATTCCTATGGCTGCTGAAGCAAAGATGTTACATGGTGTAGACATTCGTGAATTTATCACCAATCATGATAATATTTATGACTTCATGTTGCGTGTTAAAGTCCCACGTTCGTCTAGGTTGGTATTAGTAGATCAAGATGGAATAGAACACCAACAACAGAATATCTGTCGGTATTATCCTTGTAAATCTGGTGGGAAGTTGGTTAAGATCATGCCTCCATTGGAAGGTAAAGATGAAGAACGTAGACTTTCCATTGACAAAGAGTGGAATGTAAAAGCATGTAATGATATTGCTGAGTTTACTGGAGATATTGATTATGAATATTACATTGCTGAGGCTGAGAAGTTGGTGATTGGAGAGTAACATGCGTATTGAACTAACAGACGAAGAACTAGAAGAGAAGGTAAAACCCCTCCTCCCTTGGTCGCCTAAACGTTACAAGAATGGACGAAGAGATGTGCAGCAATCCATGTTTGAAGATGGTGAAGTAAAAGAGTGGCGACCACGTTGGCTTGTTAAAAAGATTGTTGTATTACTTCAGGCGGGCTGGTCGCGCAGGGAGGTTGCCTACAGATTGGGTTTACATCGTTGGACTGTGGAAGAAATTGCAGTAGGACGTGACCCACATCACCGTGAACCTGTATACATAGAACCGCATCTGCGTCCACGTTCAGGACGTAAACCCAAGCACAATCGCCCTGACAAGGTGAAAGATCATCAACTAACTTTCACTCCAGAGCAAGAAAAGATGTTGATTGAACAATGCAAACGTTGTATACTTGAGGGTAAGAACTTGAGGATAAAGTTTCCACCAATGGGTCAACCACCCGCAGATTGGCCTAAGGTAGTTGCCAAGCAACGAACAACAACCAACTCTGCTGACTTCTGGCCCAAGTGGAAAGAATTTAATCCTGTTACAGTGTTGACACATTACTTTAAACAAGGTAAAGTAGACATAACTGAGGAAGCACTAGAACTCTTGGCTAAGACAGCAAGAGAGATGAATAAGCGATTGAAAGAAAATAAGTAGTGGTGTATAATTAAGCATAGGCCCATATTCTGCCATCCTTCTTCTAAAGGGACGACGTTAAATAGGCAAGGAGAGTCGAGAGGCGCACATCCTCTATGGGCCGCCAAATAACAGTTATTCAATGTCGCCTTCTGCGTAGCGGAAGGTAGGGAGTTGGGGTTCC